GAAGCAAGACATTACCAAGTTCTCGGTAAAGGTTAAGCTGATCCTCTTGGATCAGATAGAGCTTGTCATAACAAGCTACGGCATGGCTGATTCCATCGGTGATAGTATAGGTCTTACGACCTAATTTGAATTGGCTGTTCAATGTTACCGTAGGTAAAGTAGCTGATTTTGTCATGTTGTATTCTCCGAATACTAAAGTTGAAATCTGCCAAGCCGAATGACTTGACCCCTTTATAAAGACAGATCCAAAACCGATTGTCAACCCCTTTAGGGGGTTGGTTATTCTCGGAATTTCCGTGATTGACTTCCCCTTTAGGGGAAACTTTCTGATCTTTTGGTGAGCATAATGCACAAGGAAAAGCTAGGGGTATGCCTGTGGACATCTGAACCCAGAGGGTTATCCATAATTTAACCCCTTGGGGTTACCTCTAGAAACTCCCCTTAAAATACTTGTATTTTAGAGGACAAGAATCCCTTATTGTTTTAAAAAACAATAGATAACAATGCTTTAGCATTGTAGGTAGCTCATAATCCGTAGGATTCACACCTGCATAGCCTCTAAAGAGGCGGGGGGCATGGGCCACTGGGGGGGTCTACGTGTGTATATACCCACAATGACAGAGGGGGGTATTTTTTAACTGTTAACCACAATAAATACTAGCCCATATATAGTATTCTCTAAAGAAAACAGGGGGTTAACTGTGTAATTACTACGAAAGGTAAAGCTTATTATGGAATACTGGGGGGATTATGTGTAGTATATTACAAAGCTGTAACAATTTGTGATCAACTGGACTTATACTTTGTAGGATCTGGACCTATTATAGAAATTTAAAGTTGGTAAAGAAAAATTAAATAAATTTAAATACTATTTCTTACTTTTAGTGTTGACAAATAATTGAAGTGCGGTATAATATACTTAAAGTAATACTTAGAGTACTCTTTAGATATTAAATACTATTAATAATTATAATTAATATTTATTACTTAGAGTAATCCTTTAAGGATAGTGCGGATTTTTTTCCTGTCGTAGGTAAAAGGTGTTGACTTCCCATCTTAAACTAGTATAACTAAGGACAATCAATTGCCAAAAATGTATTCTTCCGATAATGTGCTAGAAGAATTTTATAAAGCTCTAGCTGATGAGGACGAGGGTAGACTCCGTAGGGTACATATCCCACGTTCAGACGTTTTTTATGTAAGAGAGAAAATATTTCAAGACACTGGCACTAAGTATTCTTTGGACAGAGTTGAAAGAGCTATGTACCTAGAAGGATTTCTTAGTGCCAGTGATGTTTTTGAACCTAGAAGAAAAAGAGAATGGGAATGACTGTAGCAATGGAACGTATTTTAGCTTGGAAGATTATGCCAAGATTAATGATGCTAGTAATGACATGGATGTACATTGAAGTTCTGTTTTGGTTTATGTCGTTACCCCCAGATGCTATGACCTCTCAGGCTACAGCCCTTACTGCTACAGTAACTGGTGCTATGACCGGGGCGTTTGCTGTTTGGTTAGGACATGAGAAATGATACAGGCATTAATAGGCCCGATAACAAGTTTAGCAGGAACGTGGTTAAATGGAAAAGTTGAAACTAAAGCTGCAGAAACTAAAGCTAAGGTTGCCAAAGCTGAAGCTGAGGCACAGATTATGCTGTCTCGTGCAACCAGTGAGGCAGATTGGGAAAAGATTATGGCTCAAGGTAGTCAGTCTTCGTGGAAAGACGAATGGCTAACTATTTTATTTTCAATACCATTAATTTTAGTATTTACTGGTGATTGGGGTAGAGGTGTAGTATCTAACGGTTTTGTGGCACTAGAGTCTATGCCTGATTGGTATCAATATACTCTTGGTGTAATTGTAGCAGCAAGCTTTGGTGTACGTTCTGCTACTAGGATTTTCGGGAGAAAGTAATGAAAAAGAATTTTGATAAGTGTTTATCAATGCTATTACATCATGAGGGTGGGTTTGTAAATCACCCTAAAGATCCGGGTGGTATGACTAACCTTGGTGTTACTAAGGCAGTATATGATAAATGGATTGGTCGTGAGTCTACTGAACAAGAGATGCGTGATCTAACATTTGTAGATGTAGCCCCTATCTATAAGAAAAACTATTGGGATAAAGTTCGGGGAGATGATCTTCCCGGTGGTGTAGATTGGTGTGCCTTTGATTGGGCGGTTAACTCTGGTTCTGGTCGCCCAGCTAAGGCGATTCAACGTGCAGCAGGAGCAACTGCAGATGGTGCTATTGGACCTATGACAATCCAAGCTGTTATGAACCATGAACCTAAGATGATTATTGAGAGTGTGTATAAACAACGTCAGAGTTTTTACGAGTCTCTAAGAACATTTGAAACTTTTGGTCGTGGCTGGACTAGGCGTAATAAAGAAACACTAGACCAAGCACTGAGTATGATCTAATGGCTATACCTGAACGAGTCAAAAATAAAATGAAAGCTGTGGGGCTTAAAGGTGTGAACAAAGCTCAACGTCTTAATGATGATAGTGGTAAGTCTCACCATGTTATGGCTTCTGAAGGTGGTAAGTATAAGTATATTAAGTTCGGTGAAAAAGGTGCTAGTACTGCAGGTAAACCTAAAGCTGGTGAATCCGACAAGATGAAAAAGAAAAGAGCAAGTTTTAAAGCAAGACATGCTAAGAATATTAAAAAAGGAAAAATGTCTGCTGCTTATTGGGCAGACAAAGTTAAATGGTAAAGGAACCAAAATGAAGACTCTAGCAACTATCTTGGCTTTAACAGCTACAACTGCAACAGCAGCAGACTTCTCTATGTGGGGGCAAACAGTATCTATTGGTGCTGAATCAGACACTAACTATACTACTGGTGTTGAGGATTGGGCATGGGAGCTAACCCCTTATGCTGGTGTTAATCTAATGGGTTTGGGTGTAACTGTAGAAACAGACATCGACATGCTTAAACTAGATGAAGATAATATTTTTACTGGTGTAGATGTAACTCTAGGTTATATTGTTCCAAATACTAATATGAACCTATATTCAGAAGTTTCTTCAGACGATAACTTTAAATTTGGTGATGTTAAAATTGGAGCAAAGTTTAAGTTTTAATGACTCTTATATCTCACTTTCCTTTACCTAGTATGCCCTTTCAGACACATGAAAATATTGTGTTTGAAAAGGCAGATAAGGATCGTTCTTATAGAGCTAACGTAGAGGAAACTAATAGAGTTACTCCTGATACTCCAGTAGAAGATTTAAAACTAGTTAATCAAATGTATGCTTATAACCCTAACCCAAACAAACTACGTACTCCAGATGGACAAATCGTAGATTTTATTATAGCTTAAAGGAAAAGAAGGTGAAAAATAAAATGAATCCCGGAATGAAAGCACTAAAGAAAGAAGCACCAGAAGTAGCAGCCAAGATGGGCTACAAGTATGGTGGTATGACCAAGAAAAAATCTGGTTACAATAAAGGTGGAATGGCTAATTGTGGAGCTTCTATGAAACCTAACGGCAAATCAAGGAGCTAAAGATGGCTGTATCACTAACTACATATATGAATAGTAAATTAAAAGCTATGGGTAAAACTGCTTCCCAAGCTAAAAAGAATGCAGGTAAGTATAAAAGTATTGCTGCTGCTAAAAAAGCTGGATCACTTTATTACACAGATAAGAATGGTAAAGTAATGGCTGCTGTATATGCAGAAGATCTTAAAAAGCCTATTAGTTCTGCACCTAAAAAATCTATTAAACCTAAAGCTCGTCCAAAGAAAAAAGTAGGACCACCCCAAGGCCCAACAAGATACCGTGGAACCCTTGATGAAAAAATAGAAGTTGATAGAGCAAATGCAAAGCCTATGACTAAAGCACAAATAAAAGCTGCGGCTGAAACAGCTTTAGCAGCAAAAAAATATATTAAAAATAAAAATGTTGATGTAACTAATCAGTCTGCAGAATTTAATGCTTTCTTTAAAAAGAACAAAGCTAAGTATAAAAAAGATAATGGTGGATTTAATACACGTCAAGCTTTAAAAGACTTTAATGCCAGATCTAAGTAAGTCAAAGTTTCACACACAAGGGTACACTATTGCATCTACTTCTGCAGATGCTAATGCTACTGCTGTATATACCTGCCCTGCTAACTTCAGTGCTATTACTAGGTATTTACATATTAGCAATAATAATGCTTCCACTAAAAAAGTGTACGTGCAATTTTACCATTCTGAAGATAGTGCTTATCATTACATAGCTAATGGACTTAGTATGGCAGGACACTCTGTAACTAACTTAGTTAATGGTGGGTACTTTAATCTACACTCAGGTGATAAGATTGTGGTATATGGTGAAACTACTAATACTATGGAAGTAATTGTTTCTGTAGAAGAATATTTTGACCCCAATAGATAATGCATAACGGGGTTGCAATCTTATCTATAGTATGTTATAACTAAATATGTAAAACTACTCCTGCACAAGATAAAAGGAGTGGTGCTATGTTTAAGAAAATATTTAAAAAGATTCAAGAGAATCAACAACGAAGAGCAGACTATTGGATACTCATGAACTTGAGTGACAAGGAACTGCATGACATGGGGATTAGTCGTGGCGAAATCAGGCAAAAAATCTACAGTTAATGCGGCAGGAAATTATACTAAGCCTACTATGCGTAAACGTCTTGTTGCATCCGTTAAGGCTGGCGGCAAAGGTGGAGCACCCGGACAGTGGTCAGCTAGGAAGGCCCAAATGGTCGCAAAACAATACAAAGCAAAAGGTGGGGGGTATAAGTAGTGAAGGTAGATGCACCTAAAGGTTATCATTGGATGAAGCAAAAAGATGGTAGCTTAAAACTAATGAAACATAAAGATAAGTTTGTACCTCATAAGGGTGCATCTCTCACTGCTAACTTTGCTGTACAGAAAAAACACGATGCCAAAAAGTAAGAGTCAAAAAAGCCTAACCAGTTGGACTAAGCAGAAGTGGAGGACCAAAAGTGGTAAGCCATCAACGCAAGGTCCAAAGGCAACAGGTGAAAGGTATTTACCTGAGAAAGCTATTAAGTCTCTTAGTGCTTCTGAGTATGCCTCTACAACACGAGCAAAACGAAAAGGCACTGCTAAGGGTAAGCAGTTTGTGGCTCAACCTAAGAAAGTTAGAGCCAAAGTAAAACCGCATAGGAAAATCAAATGAGCCGTAATCTAACGGAAAAACAACAGAAGTTTCTTGATGTTCTATTTGAAGAAGCTCAAGGTAATTTATCTCAAGCAAGAAAGATGGCTGGGTATGCAGAGACTGTCGCAACCTCAGCTATTGTAAACTCTTTGCAGGATGAAATTGCAGATCTTACTAAACGGTTTATTGCAGCAAGTGCAACTAAAGCTGCTTACTCTATGAAACAAATTATGGATAGCCCAACTGATTTGGGTAATAAAGAGAAAATGGCAGCAGCTAAAGATGTATTAGACCGTAGTGGGTTTAAAGCATCAGATAAAGTAGAAGTAACTGCAGCAAGCCCTTTGTTTATTTTACCACCTAAAAATGAAGAAGATTGATAAAGTTTGGACATTACCTGCTCCTAAACCAAATGAAAAGTTTGAGTGGAGAAAAGTTGTAAGAGTAGGTAGGTTAGTTCCATTTGGCTATAGACAAGACCCTGACGATTGTGATATACTATTACCTATCCCAGAAGAGTTAGATCTCTTAGAGGAAGGTAAAAAATACCTAAAACAATATAGCTACAGAGATGTAGCTGCTTGGTTAAGTGAAGAATCAGGTAGGTATATATCTCACGTAGGTTTAATGAAGAGAGTTCAAATTGAACGAAAACGTCAGAGAGAAGCTGCAAACCAACGCCAGCTTGCTGAAAAATACAAAAAAGCCCTCGAAAAGGCGAAAAAGCTCGAAGAAGAAAGACTTGGTGGAAGAGAAACCAGAGTCTCTTCAGGTTGAGCAAGTAGAAGAATTTAATACCAGAGAAGTTATATTTGAACCTAATCCCGGTCCACAGACAGAGTTCTTAGCTTCTACTGAACAGGAAGTATTATATGGTGGATCAGCAGGTGGTGGTAAATCGTATAGTCTAGTTGCTGACCCTGTACGTTATTTAAATAACCCTAATGCTAGAATGCTTTTAGTACGTAGAAGCACTGAAGAACTAAGAGAACTTATCTCTGTATCTAAACAATTATACCCCAAAGCAATTCCCGGT